ATGGATTTGAAGCGAATCGAATGGGAGTGGATTTTCGCTGAGAAAAAAGGTACGCACTATAACCATCAAAAAGCAAATACGATGGGTTACAAATGGGTTTGGCGAATGGACGATGACGCTATCCCAGAGCCGAATGTGCTGGAAGTGTTATATAGTCATGTAAATGATCAAGTCGGTGCGGTAGGAGGTTCTATCCTGACTCCTCCGCTTATGTACGATCAAACAATGTCGTGCGGAAAAATAGAGGAAATTAATAACGAAGCCAATATGCAATGGAGCATTATTCGGCAAAAATTACCTGTAGATCATTTGCATTGTTCTTTTTTATACCGAGCTGGAGTCTATGAATACAATTTAGGGCTTTCTCGTGTAGCGCATCGTGAGGAGACTTTGTTCAGTTACGGATTAAAGCAAAAAGGATATGAGCTTTACGTAGTGCCTAATGCCACAACTTGGCATTTAAAAAATCCGGATGGGGGTATCAGGTCAGAGACTAATCAGGAGCTATATGCGAAAGATGAGTTTATTTTTAATAATTTTATGGAGTACCGTGATCGTACAATTGTGGTGCTTAATTCAGGTTTGGGCGATCATTTGGTGTTTAGTAAAGTATTGCCTGAAATTAAAAACCCTCTTTTGTTCACTTGTTATCCCGAAGTCGTAGAAGGTATGTCAATTGCTGATGCAAATTATTTGTTCGGCAATTTAGATCAATGGAATATTTATAAAAAAATGGATCAATGGGGCTGGACTGGGACTCTGGAGGAAGCGTATAGGAAAATGTACCTATGATTATTATTTCTCCTTATTCCAAAAAATTAATGAATGGAAGGGAAAACCCTAAAAACTATCCATATTGGAGTGAATTAATTCGATTGATAGACGAGCCTATTATTCAAATCGGTGTGGAAGGAGAGGCTAGGTTAGTAAGGGACTTTCGCACAAATTTGCCTTTAAATGAGCTAAGAGAGCTTTTAAAACAATGCCGTACTTGGATAGGGGTAGATTCTTTTTTTCAACATCTGGCTTGGTTGGAGGGCAAAAAGGGCATCGTTTTGTGGTCAGTTTCAGACCCTTTGATTTTTGGTCATACTGAGAATGTAAACCTATTAAAAAGCCGGTCTTATTTGTCAGAAAAGCAGTTTTTGTGGTGGGAGGATCAAAAGTACGAAAAAGACGCTTTTATCGACCCTCATATAGTCGTGGATAATTTAAAAATGCTCTAAAATCTAGTGACTTTAGGGGGCTTAGATGAGCGATACGGAAAAAGACTTAGCGGTTCATGTAGCGGTTTGTGATCAAAGATACCAACAAATCGCACAGTCTTTGAAAGAAGGCGAAAAACGCATGACAAAAATTGAATATTTGCTATATGGGGTCATGTTGCTCGTTTTTTTAGGTCCGAGTGAAGTGGCTAATCAGTTCTTTCATAAGTTTTTAGGGTTGTAAAAATTGACCCATTTACTCTCGTTGCGGTTGCTTCAAGTGCGTATTCCTTTATTAAGGAATCGTGCGAAATGTACAAAGAAGGCCGGCAACTTGTACAAGAAATAAATAAAGAGATCGAGGGGGTAGTTAAGGATTACCACGAAGCTGAGAAGAAAGCTAAAGGATTTATAGGCTTTCTGGTTAATATATTCGGTAGTAAGCCCAAAATAGAGCCAAAAATTGCAGAAAAAGCGCAAAAAACGCCTGCAAAAGCAGTTAAAACTAAAAATAAAGCACCTGCATTTGATGAAAATTTGATTTTTCAGCAGGTTTCGGACTCTCTGATTAAGTTTTTTCAAGCGTATAACGGACTTAAAAACTACATAAAAGAGCAGGAGGAGCTAGCACTTCACTCTACGTCTGAGGAAGGCAACGAGATAGCAATTAAGCTAGTGATTGCTAACCTACAAATGGAAAAATTGAATACTGAGTTATCGGATTACATGGTCTACCATGTTCCAGCCGAACTCAAAGACTTGTATACTCGGGTAAACCAGAAAATCGGTCAAATTGCTAATATTCAAGCAATGGCGAGACGAGAGGAGATGTTAAAGGAACGGCGGGCAAGATGGCAACGTCAGGAAAAAATAAGCCTAATTCAAAATCGAGCGGTGGCTATTCTAATTACAGTAGCAATAGTGAGTTACGCGTGGATTCTGATTCTGACAATGACTCATTCGCCATCATATTGATTGTTATCTTGCTGGTAGTGATTTTGTTTTTTTTGCCGTTATTAATGTGGATGTATGTCGATGTGCGTCAGATGGAAATCAGGGTCAATAAAGCGTTAACAAGGATCGAGGGAAAATGAAATTATTCAGTTGTACTTTGTTAGTTGTTCTACCTTTTTTGTGTTCGTGCCATGATTCGTATCGTTATACATGCCAAGACCCTGCGCATTTTAATGATGCGGAATGTCAAAAGCCTTTATGTGAGTTCAATCAAACTTGCCCCGAGTATTTAGTTGCACCTGTATTGGAGAAAAAAATTGAAGGAATTACTCCTAGCGTTTCTCAACAGCCCCAAGGATCGGTTAACTGCCGATGAAATTGAGGTAAGAATCAGAGCTTTCGTTGTCATTATGGTGACGTTGATTCTGTTTTTTATTGTGGTTACGTTGATTTATAGCATCATGTTCGTGACTCAGCCACTTAAACAAATGGCTCCAATAGATCAGGCTTTTAGTAAGATGCTCAATGATATTGTTTTGCTGATTGTCGGTGGTATTGGTGGAATATTGACTAAAGGCGTGGCTAATGAAGCTACGACTATGATGAATGCGGCAAAAGCCAATACTGCGGCTTATGTTGCTCCTCCTCCTCCTCCACCTGCTCCAATTATCATGACGGCTCCGGCTGGCAATTGGAATCCTCCTCCTCCTCCAACAAGACCGCCTACATTAGAGAGTGACGAAGAAAGAATGAGAACGGCACAAGCTAGAGAAAGCACTAGAAATGTTTAGCTGGCTGGCTTGGTTTTTTGACGATTTGTTTTACTGGCTTGCAGTTATTGCGGTAGTAGCTGGAGCAGTTGCTTACGTATTGAGTTTATTGGTGGGATTTATTCCTACATTAAAACCTCACGCCTTCATAATGAAGATCGTAGGATTGTGTTTAGTTTTTTTAGGGGGTTACTATGTTGCAGATCATAACGGCTATCAAAGACGGGTTGCAGAAGATAAAGTCGAAATTGACAGACTTAATGGAGAAGCTAGGGAAAAAGAAGCAGAGCTAAATAAGAAGATTGCACAGACAGGTGCGGCTTTAAGAAAGGCAAAAAATGATATTAAAGAAAATCAATCTAGCATTGATGCTCGTATTGATGCTGGAGAGTTGCGCCTCCCAACCTCCTGTGGTGTACAAGCCGGTGCAAATGCCTCCACTCAGTCCGGAAATTCAACCGATGGTGGACGATCTGAGCGAGAGACTCTTAAAAGTATTAATGCCATCGTTGCAGACGGCAAACTCGCCATCAAACTCCTCAATGCCTGCATCATTGAGTACAACGACGCAAGAGAAAAAGTAAACGGGGGGGTGCAATGAACGACAAAATAGTGGTCGCTCTTATGGGAGCAATAACGCTTTTTCTTCTTTTTATGCTGGTTCTATTATGGTAACGGCTGATCAACTTCATCAGTTAGGTATCGATCCTGTATGGGTTGACCCTTTGAATGATACGTTTCAAAGATTTGAAATCGTAACAAAGGAGGAGCAAGCCTGTTTTATTGGTCAGTTTTCTTATGAGTCAAATCATTTTAGGGATTTAAGCGAAAACCTAAATTATCGACCAGAGACTCTTATGCAGTTATGGCCAAAAAGATTTCCGAGCCATGATGAAGCGATGAAATATGCGCATCAACCTGAAAAAATAGCTAATCACATTTACGCTAATCGTATGGGTAATAGGGACGAGGCGTCTGGGGATGGATGGAGGTTTAGAGGTTCTGCGATATGTCAGCTAACTGGACATGACAATTTTTATCATGCTGGTCAGGCTTTAGGAGTAGATTTAGTTAGAAATCCTGATTTAGCTAGAACGCCTAAATATGCGGCTCCAATTGGCGGTTGGTATTGGCGAACTCATGGGTGTAACCACTTGGCAGATGCTAAAGACTATAACAAACTTACTTTTGTAATTAATGGTGGATTATTTGGTGCAGAGCAACGAATTAACGTGATGCACCAATGCGAAAGAATATGTGGGGCTTAATCTTGAAAAAATTCAATAATTAAAATAGTTAGGATTGCTGAGAATATAAAAAATAAACTAGCAATACCTAACGCAAAAGCCCATATAAAAATATTAGCCCAATCCATATATTAATTTTATTAATAATTGTTCATGAGAAAGTCGTAAATGTTTTTTTATTAAAAGCATTTCGTCTTGCAATATCAAATATTCAAAAATATATTCAAAAAATTTTTCATAATGTCCTTCTTCTGCAAAGTTAATCGCTAGAAATATTTGCAAAGACATTCGGTAACGTAATGCTAAATAGTCGGTTAAAGGTGTTAAGTTCATTTTGTCCTCATACAAACCAAAGATAAAAACCGTGCAAAATTCCTATGGGAAAGAAAATTGCACCTGCTATGAGAAAACCCCAAGCGGCATGACCAAAACAAAAAATGATATGAGTTAGCCAAGCGCAAACGGTAGCAAAAATAATAATTTCACTCATCTTCATCTTCTTCCTCCTGATTGTCTTCTTCGCTTGGCTCACAATCTGGGCAACCAATATGGTCAGGGTCTCGACAATCAGGATGCGCCCAATAACGTCTCTGCATTTCTTTTTTGTGCTTTTCTTCTAAATATATGTCGTAAGCGTCTGGGTCGTCTCTAATAAGTTCAGTAAGGGATATCATCGTTTGTGTCTCCTTGGGTTTCTGGTTTATCTTTTTCAAATGGTACGTTGAGATATGCCCAACCATTCCAATGCTCATCTCCGATGGGGGTAGAGTTGAGCTTTAGCATAAGTTGATCTTGTTTTACTTGAAAAATATTCCCAATGGTTTGGTATTTTCTTTTTTCGACTCCATCTTTATTTAAGAATCGTCCGGTAACTACTACTACGTCATAGATTTTTTTAGACATTGATTTTTCCTAATTGGTTAATTTTCTCGCCAAGTTCTTGAAGAAAAAGGCTAACTTCGGATTCGATGGTTTTTATAAAGTCATCATCTCTGGCAATGGTTTTGGTGAACAGTTGTAAATGTTCAGGTAAACGATTGTCAAAAGATACGAATTCGCAGTAGGTTCGACCTGTGCAGGCCATTTGCCATTGCATTTGGGTAATGTAGTCGGAATTGACTTTTTTAGTTAAAAGCGTGTCTAGGTGGGTTGCGGTATTGGGGCATTTAATTTCAATCAAACCGTTATCTTTGATTAATCCGTCTGGGCTTGCACCTGCCATTGGGATATAGGGATGATCCATAAATGCTATTTGTTCTACCTCTATATTGTTTTTAAGTTCCCAAGCTACTCTAGCTAATGGTTCGGTTTCAGTACCGTGTCGCATAGCGTCATTGCTAAAACCTTGAGTCGGTTGACCTGTTAAACGCTCACAGAGAAGTTGTGCCATATAGTTGGCTCTACCTGCTCCATAACCTGTTTTAGTTTTTGCAATAACGTCTTTAACACGGCTGGCGGTTACTTTGCCGAGTCTGATTTGATGCCATTCTGGTGTGCCTTGTTCCATGATATTCCTTTAAAGTTTTAAAGCTGGCTTTTTAGTTTCACGGTACTCAAATAAGTCTGCATGTTCGGGGTGCATAAGACCGAAAAGTCGGCACAAGTATGGTGCGTGATTGTTGTTGAGTTTCCAAGTTTCAGATTTTTCGCTAAGGTTTGAGTGATGCCTTAAAACCTCTAGGATGGTGCGTCCTGAGTAATGTTTAAATCCTTTATTGATAACTTTAAAAGTTTCAAAGTTAAAAGCATTAACAATGTGAGGATTTTCAGGTAACCAATTTAAAAATTCTTCTGAAAAATGATCGCTATTGTCTTCAGCTAATTGTAGTAAATCGTAAAGTCTCATTTTTTCTCCAATTTTTGTTTAGCTTTTTTGATTGCTTTTTGCTCCAGTTCCTCGACTTGGAGTTGTTCGTAAATGCCGATGAGATCGCCAATCCATTTAGAAAGTAAAAGCATTTTTATTTCAATGTTAGCGTTATAGAATTCGCTGGATTGGTAGGCGTAACCTGTGAGTTGAGGTAGGTTTGCTACTAGCTTTATAGTTTTCATTTGAGTTTTGCTTTCATAACGTCTTTAGATTTAATGAGGACTTTTTGAGCGTTTTGATCATTTCCGACTGTTTTGTAGACAGTTCCAAAGACTTTTGCTAGCTGGTCTAAGCTGGTGCAAGCATTAATTTGGTTTAGACCGTCTATTACGTTTTGATTCATAGTCACGTCTGCTAAAGTGTTTTCTGAATCGTTGTCACCTTCTGTGGGTATGGCAAAGGTTTGTAGAAGTGCATATTTGTGTGCGGCTGACATTGCTTTGTTGGTTGCTTTGTCGCCTGAGTCCATAGCTTCGCCAAAAGTAATAACTGTATGAATTGATGAATCGTGTGCAGAAATAAAGTCAAAGGCGGCTTTAACTGTAATGAAGTAAAGATTACCTCCGCTAGAGGATTTGCGTTCTACGATATCTCTGCGGAGCATTCTGGGCATGATGCAAAGGCCGTGTTCTGCCATAAGGCTAGAAATAGCGTTATAAATGTCGTCTATACCTCGGAATTTATAACCTGACCCTTGAGAGTTGGTTCGGTTCTTTTCAATGCCGGTTTTAGCAAGGTCGGCTTGTACTTTATTAATTGCTAGGTAAACAAGTTTAGTTTTAGTTTCCATTTTTTGCCTCAAGGTAAATGATTTCGGTTTCAAGGGTTTTAATTCGTTGGCATAGTTCAAAGACGGTATGTTTTAACATTCCGATTTGAAAAGCCATGCGGTCTGCTGGTTCTGCGTTTTTGTACAACTCGGCAATTGCATCATCTTGCATGCAGAGGATTTGATTTGCATCCATTAGGGTCTCCAGATAAAGAGGTCACAGGCTACTACGATGATGGCAACTAGGAATACGACTCGGTAAACCTTTTGCAGTAGTGTGATTTTTTGGGGGTAAATTTCGATTGAAGCGCCGTATTCCATAGTTTTAGGAAAGGCTTCGTTGATGGTTCTGTGATAGCGGATCATTTCAATTCCTTTTTAAAATAAAAAAGCCAACCTTTTACAGTTGGCTATGCTTATTAACTATTTAACCATTCTTCGTATGTTTTTAAAGGTGCTCCGTTATTTGTAATATCTCCACCTTTACCATTATCGGCACAAGCTAGATATATTTGGTACTCTTGATCATTTGTGCCTCTGGCTTGTGTTTGCCAATTTGCTTGGGGTAATAATTCATTTTTCATTTAAGTTCCTTTTTAAAAGTACCTCAAGAAGTTTGAGGGCTGAATGCAGTATAACGTAACTTATAAACCACAGTAAAGAGTTATTTTATAAGTTGACTAATCAGTAGGGTTATAAGTTCAGTTATAATTAAAAGATGGATTTAAAGACTTTAATCAAACTTGCTGGTAATCAGTATAAGTTAGCCGAATTGCTAGGAATAAGCCAGCCTGCGGTTGCTCAATGGAAAGAAATTCCACAGGCAAGAATTTGGCAATTGAAGGTTTTGAAGCCCGAATGGTTTACAACGCAAAATCAAGATAGAATAAGTTGAAACGAGGCTAGGTGGGGGGTAGCTATCCCACCGAAAAGAGTTACACCTTCTCCTGCCGAAGTTTCTCACAAAGGTGTGTTTAAAAAGGAAAAAAACACATGCGGATTAAAAATTGGTCTAAATTTCAACACTTTAAGGATCGTAAACCGCCTTGGGTCAAACTTTATCGTGATTTATTAGACGATATTGAATGGCACGAGCTGGACTCAAAAGCGGCAAAAGTGTTAACAATGCTCTGGCTAATAGCGTCTGAAAATGATGGAGAGATACCATCTACAAAAATATTAAGTTTTCGATTAAGAATGTCCGAAAAGGATACTAAAGATTGCATTAACAAATTGTCTCATTGGATCGAAGATGATTGTATCGACTTGATATCAAACGTATATCAAGATGATCGTCTAGAGACAGAGAGAGAGACAGAGAAAGAGAAAGAGACAAAGAAAGAAAAAGCAACTATCGTTGCTCGTCCTCACACAGTCACGGAGCAAGTCTGGGATGATTGGATGAAAATAAGAAAAGCTAAAAAGTTACCGATGACTGAGACAGCTTGGAAACAAACTTGCATTGAGTTTATGAAGGCTAATATTTCGGATCAAACTGGTGTGGAATATTGTTGTCTTAGTAATTGGGCGGCATTCAAGCATAGCTGGTATTTAAAAGCAATGAATGATGGTAATCAAATGTCTAAGACTGGGCAAATGAATCAATCGGTTTTATCTGGATTAACCAGAGGTTTAGTGGGGGGTTTAAATGTCAAACTACTCGGAAGCTGATTTTTGTACGAAAGACGAAGGGTTAGATTACATTTTTGCAAACATGGGTGCTATCTATGGAGCTACATTCAACCGTCATTTCGAGGGCATGGGCACGGAATTAATACGGGGAGTATGGAAGGGACAAGTCGGTAACTTTTTGACTTACAAGCCGTCTCTGGACTATGCACTCACTCGTTTAAGTGGTGATTTTGTGCCAAGTGCAATAAAGTTTCGGGATTTTTGCAATGCAGGTCCAGAAATTCCTAAAAAACCCGTTTTAATGATTGAGAAGAAGCTAACTCTGCATGAAAAGATGGAATTAGATAGGGTAAAGGCTGAAAGTTTAGCCAAACTTAAATTATTAAAAGATGAATACAAAAGAGGTAAAGAATGAATGATCAAGAAATTATGGACATGGCTAAGCAAGCACATATTGGTAGCAAGACATGGGTTGATATTTACAGCGACCAAATTACTGTTGGTGAAGTGCGTAATTTTATTAAAGAATTTGCCAAACTGGTAGCAGAAAAAGAACGTGAGGATTGTGCAAAGATTGCAGACGAATGGGTGCTTGCTTATCCACACCCATCAAAAGTTATTGCTGAAACAATCCGAGCAAGGGGACAAGAATGATTCAACCTTCATTACACATTGATATCGTGATGGACATTGAAACGGTTTATGCAATTTCTGTTGTCATTGTTGCAGTTGTTATTGCATGGGCTTGGAATATAAGGAACAAGAATGACTAAAGATGAAGCAAACAAAATTCTCGATCAAGTTCGTTTTGGTGGTTTTGTGCCTGATTACATTGTCGCAATGGCTTTAATCGTAACCGGTGATTTACAAGGAAATTATGAAATTCGCACGAATTGACGCTAATCATGAACAGGTGGTTTCGGTATTAAGAGCTTATGGAGCTAGTGTTCAATCATTAGCTGGTGTAGGTCATGGTGTGCCTGATTTGTTGGTAGGGTATCAGGGTTATACGATTTTGATGGAGGTCAAGGACGGAAATAAACCGCCTTCGGCTAGAAGATTAACCGAGGATCAAATGGATTGGCATGCAAGCTGGAAAGGTGGACCACTTGCAATTGTCGATAGTCCAGATTCTGCAATAAGGATGCTAAAAATATGCACAGCGAATTCCAATTAATCTCTGCAAATCAGGGTTATGAGGTAATTAAAACAGTTTGGAGTACCTTAAAAACGTACCTTGAAGCTGGAAATCAAGCAAAATTGATAATTACCGATGTAGATAAGAATCGAGATCAGGAGCAAAAATATCATGCTTTGATTGGTGAAATAGCCAAACAAGCGGAACATTTGGGCTCAAAATGGTCGGCTGACGATTGGAAAAGACTACTCATTCAGCAATTTATTGAAGATACGACTGGAGCTAAGGATAGGATTATTCCGAGCTTATCTGGTCTAGGAATAGTTCAACTGGGTTTTCAGTCAAGAAAGTTTTCAAAACAACAGGCAAGCGACTTTATTGAGTTTTTATACTCATGGGGCGCACAGAATGGCATAACTTTTAGTTCAGAACATGAGAAAAAAAACTAAACGTACACATTACTTACTGATTAACCCTATTGAGCACGCAATAACGGGTGCGGCAATAACCGAAAAAAGGGTTTTAGATCAAATCAGAATTAGGGAATTGACCTCGATGCAAGCTATGAGGACGGGTCAAGGAACGGTTAACGATTGGCGTTCTATTGTGGATATGATGAATATTGCAGAAACGATGGCGTTATCGGGAATTGGTCCAGAGGTGTTGCCATATGTACAGATTTTGCAAAAAAGTATGTATGAAGCGGCTGATAGATATAAAAAAACCAAAAAAATGGGTTTAAATGGGTCAGGAATCGTAGCTATGCGTGAAGTTTACGAATATCATGATTTACAAAGATCGTCAGTTTCAAGATCGGAATACGAGAAAATGATTAAAAAAACCGCAGATTTGATTCGTTCACAAGCTGAATCGGTAATTGAAGTATGAGATTTCCTAAACATGAGTACGTGCGAAGCAAGAGGCTTTTAGCTAATGCTAGGGCAATTCCGTGCCAGCATTGCGGTAAAGATGACGGAACAATCGTAGCGGCTCACGGTAATTGGCAGGGAGGCAAAGGACGTGGCATAAAATGTGATGATAATTTAATTGCTAGTTTATGCTTTTCTTGCCATACGATGATCGATCAAGGACAATTGGAAAAAGAACAAAAACAAGATTTTTGGTACAGGGCGCATAAAAAGACTGTATTTCAATTAATTTATCATGGGTTATGGCCAGAAGATGTGCCGTTGCCAGATGTGCCAACATTTTTTAAGGGGTGAATGATGCCGATAAGTAAAAAAGCGGACGGATGGTATTGGGGTTCAAAAGGTCCGTTTGATACCAAACAAAAAGCGGTCCAAGTAGGGCAAGCGGCTCATGCGGCTGGTGCTGAATCTATAGAAATTAAAGAAAAAAAAGCAGGTAAATTAACTTTTGCTTTGGATTATCACAATACTTATTCTGCTGATCCTAAGTTTTGGAACGTGTTCATCGAGCTAGTTAGACTTAGAAAAGACAAACTTTACTGCGTAACGCATCACACAGGTGAGAAGCAAAATCAGGATTTGTTAGATTCTATCGGGAAAGTGATCGGGAAGGAAAACGTCATTTTTACGATGGGCAAGGCAAAAATGGATTTCGTAAAGAAATTAGGCATTAACATTGATATCTGGATCGACAACAACCCAATACATATTATCGAAGACCCTACAACATGAAATTAAAACTACAATACAAAAAAACTTCTGAGTTAATGTTTTTTGCTAATAACAGCAGACTTCACGACAAAGAGCAAATAAAACAAATAGCGGATAGTATTAAAGAATTCGGGTTTAACAATCCGGTGTTGCTGGATGGTGTTAACGGTATTATTGCTGGTCATGGGCGGGTGATGGCGGCTCAGTTTTTGGGACTTGCAGAGGTTCCAACCATTGAGTTGTCTCACCTGAACGATGAGCAAAAGTCAGCTTACGTTATTGCTGACAATAAAATCGCTATAAATGCTAAGTGGGATAACGAAATTCTGGCTTTGGAATTGAAAAAGTTAGAGGAAAGCGGTTTTAATGTTTCGTTGACTGGTTTCGGACAGGATGAAATTACAGATTTATTGGATTTGATGGACGATTCAAAATCCAAGGAAATGCTGGAATATACAAAAAAGATCGACACGCCTATATACGAACCAAAGGGCGAAAAGCCAGATTTGTCGATGCTGGTCGATAGACGTAAATCGGATGAATTGATAGAAAAAATCAATAATTCTAAAGTTACGGATGAAGAAAAAGAGTTTTTAAGAATAGCGGCTCAGCGGCATTTAGTATTTGATTATCAAGAAATAGCTGAATATTACGCTCATGCTGGTAAAGGAATGCAGGAATTAATGGAAAATTCTGCACTCGTAATCATTGACTTCCAAAAAGCAATTGAGCAGGGTTATGTCGTAATGTCGCAAAAGATTGACGATATTTACGCTGATTCATACATGGATATTGATAGCGATGAAGAATAAGGACTTTTGCGCCTTTATTCTGAGCAATGCAAGAGCGAATAAGGTTTACACGTACGAAACGCTGAGAAAATGCGGCTATACAGGTCCAATTGTGATCGTTATCGACAGTCTAGACAAAAAAGCTAATGAATACAAAAAGCTATACAGGGATCAGGTTTACGTATTTGATAAGGTGAAAGCTGGTCAGATAACGGATAGCGGTGATAACTTCGGTACTTTGCGTGGCGTTGTTTATGCTCGTAATATGAATAATGAAATCGCTAAGGAATTGGGCTATAAATATTACATTCAGCTCGATGACGACTATACGGACTTTAGGCATAAACGTAACAACTATGGAACGTATTCGGATAAAAGAATCAAAGACTTAGACGGGGTTTGGGATGCGATGCTTGATTATTTCAAGGATACGCCAATAACTTCGTTAGCTATGGCTCAGGGCGGTGACTTTATCGGTGGAAAAGATAGCGGTACTATCGAAAAGCCAAAGCGTAAGGTGATGAATAGCTTCATTTTTAGCGTTGATAGACCGTACGAATTCTTTGGAAGAATAAACGAAGACGTAAATATGTACGTTTACCTCGGATCACAAGGAAAACTGTTCGTAACTGTGACAATCGTATCGCTTCAGCAAAAGCAAACGCAAAAGAATAGCGGAGGATTGACGGAGCTTTATTTGGACTCTGGTACGTACGTTAAGTCGTTTTACTCAATTCTTTATATGCCGTCGTCTGTAAAGATAGCAGTAATGCACAGTAAAAACCCTCGTATACATCATTCAGTACGATGGAAAAACACAGTGCCTCAGATAGTTGAAGAACGATTCAAGAAATATTAATGCCATCAGTTCCTAAATATTCTTTATGCGGTGAATTGGGTTGCAAGAATCCAAAGTCAGAATTCAATCGGTTTTGCATGGTCCATGGCGGAAAAAATACACCAAGATATAACCCGAAGATTAATCAAGACCGAAAAGAATTCAATGACATGTACCAAACAAAACAATGGAAAAAGCTAAGGCAAATCCAGCTTAGTCTCTATCCTATGTGTGCCGGTTGTCTTATGGAGGGACGGTACATTTCTGCTAATACAGTCGATCATCTATTTCCATGGTCACAGATAGGGGTAACTGCATTTACTTACAATCAGTTTCAATCGCTGTGTTCAACGCATCATGCTGAGAAGACACAACTAGAGCAGAGAGGGATATATAGACGATATGGCTCACCGGTCATAGACTACTCTAAAGACGATTACGGGGCGGTTATGAGCATGGG